TTTAGAGCATCAACAGGCGCAGACAACACTGTACAGACACCAACAAGAACAGAAACAGATCTTGTTGACGTAAGATGTAATGTGATACACGCAACAGCAACAACGGCTCAATACGCGGACGTTGCGGAGCGTTTTGAAGCAGACGCTCCTATGTCTGAAGGTGCAGTAGTCACAGTAGGTGGTGAAGCTGAAATCACTGAAGTAACAAGTGAACTATCTGACAATGTATTTGGTGTTATATCAACTCAACCAGCTTATGCAATGAACGCTGGTGCAGGTAACCAAGACACACACCCATTTGTTGCTATGACAGGAAGAACACCTGTAAGAGTAACAGGTTCGGTAACCAAAGGTGCAAGACTTGTATCTAGTTCTATAAAAGGAACTGCAAGAGCATTAGCAATAGGTGAATCAATAAGTCCTTTCCACGTAATTGGAAGAGCACTTGAAGACAAAACTGATTCAGGCATTGGTTTGGTAAACTGTGCAGTAAGAACAAACAACTAATAAATATTTTTACTTTATAGTAGATTAAAAGGCGGCTTTCGAGTCGCCTTTTTTTTGCATAAATAATTGCATGAAACTGATTGCAACATTATTAGCACTAGTGCTATTGGCCATGCTGACTTTACCAGCACAAGCTGGACATTCACAGGGCAACGGAACATGCACTGACGATATCATTCACTGGCAAAACATGATTGAAAAGCGTTCAGATGCACCGTTGTACGAGCAGAGCAAAATCATACAAGCCCAAGCAGTGGGCAAACGTGTGGTAGGCAAACACGCAGAATGTGAAACTCTCATGGAAGAAGCTCTACGCATGATACGTAAAACTGACGGTGAGTATCCTACAGAATAATTACACAATTAAATCTAAAATTGTTTGTAATTTTCCTTTGATGCTTTTATTATTCAAAGTATTTTTAAGTCCACCGTGTAAATTTTTTGGCCAACACTCAAACGCACACCAACAATAGCCTGAATGCTCTTTGTTTAGTTGAGGAATAAATTCGTTATCAACAGCTATCAAATACGTATGAAAGTAAAATTTTTGATCATTGGATGTAAACAGTTCTAAAGGTATTACCTTTTTGAACATTGGAGTATCACCAACTTCTTCTTCAATTTCTCTCTTTAATCCTTCAAACGCTGACTCAGAAAAACGTGCCATACCTCCAACAAGACCCCATGTGCCACGTGTCTTTTCATCTGTCCGTTGCAAAAATAAAAAACGTTTTGTGCTTGTAGAATAGAACAAGGCGCCCGAACAAATAATATTTTCTTTCATAGTTTATTATAACAATTATATTGATTTAGATCAAGGTGTAGTTGCGTCTTGGCCTGGATCACCTTGAACAAAACCGCCGTCTAACACTATAGTCCAATTGCCTTGTGTATACACACCTTCGTAACTTTTTACCCATTCAGTACCATTGAACTTGTATTGTATACCAGTGTGTGTGTTGGTAACATAGTGTTGAGTAGAGTCAGGGTTTGATGCATCAAATCTTTTTTGCCATCTTGTTTGTGGACTGTTGGTGGCCACATATTCAATTATGTCTCCAACACCAGCAACTAAAGTCCCCCAGTTATCACTTGTAAAGTTGGCAGTCGAATCTCCAACGTCATTGATTATCAAATATCTGTCACCATTAGCAGGCGAGCCAGGATCAAATGTTGCAGGATTAATAATTTTTTTCACTGATGTTAATGTATTAGCCGGTATAGTGTCAGTATCAATATTGAAAAGTAAAATAGTATCATCCAAAGTGGTTGTTGATATTGTTCCTACAATTTGATTCCCATCTGCTTGGTTTAAACGTATCTGTGATGTGCCATTTACAACTTTGCCATATTGGTCTAGTAAAATTTTCCAGTTGACTGGTGGACCAAATGTTTCAAACGGATCAAAATTATTAGGTTCATTTGCACCTGTTTGAAATCCATCTCCTCCAGATTTAACATTTACTCCTGTTGTCCCTAATAGACGTAATTGACCGCCTGTAACTAAAAGTCCAAAATTGTTTGGTGTAATAAAACTTTGTGATATTAACGGACCACTTATTAGTCCTTTGTTAATACCGCCATCGTCGTCGTATATGCTCATAATAATTTTTTGTACTACTCCTAGTTTTTTAACTTTTACAGGAGGTGACAACCATATTGGCATACTGAATGTCATTGTAGCTACATCAATTTCTGTATCAGCACCAACAGGTATTGATCTTGAACTAAAAGTAATGCCTGTAAGTTCAACATAACTTAGACTAGTCCAGTCAATGTAGTTGTCTGATTTTTGTATTTCAAAATCAGGATTGAACAAATATAATATTTGTTCCATAATTTGTAATTTTTGATCTGTGTTTGAACTATAAATGTCTGCTGTCACTTCTAATCTAAAAGGCGAAGGCATAACTTTTTCTACAGTATATCCAGCCCCTAGCTTGTTACTATATGATCCATCTGCTAAAACATCTCTTTCACGTAAATGTTGCTTTTCAATATGATAAGGATTTTGCATTCTATCTCTATCGTAATTAAGTTCTCTGATAAAGCACGCAATTTTAGGAGCATAATTTAAAGCGTTTTCACTATTGTTTCTTATTATGTTAGCAACCTGTCGTGTTGGATCTCCGTACACCACAGGCACTGGTCTTAAGGCCACTGCATTTGTCTTTGCATCTTTACCAACTTCAACACTAAAATTACTTAAAATCCTAATGAATTGTGTTAAAAATTTTCTAACTTGTCCTTCGTAAAAATGTAACATTAATTGTCAGCCTTTGGTTTCAATGCATTAGTTAGTGCTTGACGCTGCTCAACGGTTAAGCCATTGATTGTTGCAGAACTTGTATTGTTAACAAAACCAGTTTTGAACGTAGCTCGAGAATCATTATTAGTTGTTGTTATACGAACACTATCCTCAACTTTAATCCATCTATTACCATCATATCTAAATAGTCTGTTTGGTAGGTAATCTGTTCTTAAGAAATAATCACCAGCATTAATGTTAAGACTTGGAAATGATGTACCAAAGCCAGCAGGATGACCATTCGGCGCAACACCATCGCCATCCAGATAAAATCCATAATGTGATGATGCAGGTGTATCAATAGTGGCGTTTACAGTCGCATCTGAACTTACTCTTTCTGTAGAATTAACATTGTCAGTTCTTATATTTCCTCTTTCATCAATTGGTGCTACGTAATATTGTTTGTAATTAAAGCCTGCTTTAGGTGAATCTTCTTCAGCTTGAGCTACAATCTGATCATTTATTTCTTTTTCTTTGTTAAATGTTGACATGTAACTTGCTAAAGATCCAGTAGTAGTAGCGTCGCCTATTATATCTCTGTATTCTTGTGAATCTACTAAAGACTTCAGCTTCAACCTTAATAGGTGAGGCCAATAAGTTTGTGAAAATCCTTCTGCCGCTCTGTTAACATCTTCAATCACATAATATCTTTTCAATGCTATTGGAATATTTTCGTCTAAACTAAAGTCATCTTTAAGATGAGGGAATTCAATTACATCTCCGCTAATTGGTTTTCGTCCAAGTCTTTCAACTGTGTCGTTTAGATGCACTGTACAAAACAGTGTATCATTTTGTAAAAACATTCCAAATTGAGATAGATTAAAATCAATATCTTGCACATTGTAGATGCCTCTGATTTTATAGATATCTGCGTCGTATTTTCTATCTCTGTTTTCTAAAAATAACAAATCTTGTATAGTTGTTTCATTCAAATCTTGTCCTGTGACTCTCGGTTGGCTAGGAGATGCTGGGCCATCCTTGTTTGTATCACCTTGATCGTGAGGTCCTACATATTTGTGAAAGTGTAAATCTGTACCACCAACTGTAAACATTTCTTTAATGTTGCGATCAAAGAATTTGTAGTCGGCGCCTTTTTCTGGCTTAAAAATGGATAATCTAGGCATATCATACATATTTATAGTATAGGCAAAGGCAATAAATATCAGTATGTCAGAACTTCAAACAGGACAACAAGAAATATTTGATTATGTAAAAAATAATCTAGGTGAGGGTATGATTGATGTAGAATTAGACCCTAAACACTATCAAACGGCGCTAACAAGGGCAATTGATAGATATAGACAAAGAAGCAGTAATGCAGTTGAAGAATCATATGCTTTTTTAGATCTTAAAAAAGATACCAACACATATATCTTGCCTGACGAAGTAATTAATGTTAGAAAATTATTTAGAAGAACAGTAGGATCGCGTACTGAAGGTGGCGAAGGTGGAACATTATTTGAACCATTCAATTTAGCCTATACAAACACATATCTTTTAAGAGCAGGAGCCACTGGCGGACTAGCAACATATTTTGCTTTTGCATCTTATCAAGAATTGATAGGAAAATTGTTTGGTTCATTTATCCAATTTCATTATGATGTTGCAACTAAAAAATTAACAATCACACAAAAACCAAGAGCAGACAATGAGACAGTATTGATGCACACAGATAACTTTAGACCAGATATTACATTGTTTAAGGACGTGTATGCAAAACCTTGGATCAGAGATTACACTTTAGCAGTTTCAAAAATGATGTTAGGTGAGGCTAGAGGCAAGTTTAATACAATAGCAGGACCACAAGGTGGTACTACATTGAACGGTGCTGAATTAAAGCAGCAAGGTTTAGCTGAGATGGAAAGACTGGACAGCGAGATTGGAAACTATGCTGAAGGCGGCACTCCACATAGTTTTGTTATTGGTTAATTCATTATAAAATCATTTTAAATAAAAACGGCATGTTAGAACCAAACCGTTATAAGACCTATGCAGATCTTACCTTAGAAGAACTTGAACAAGTAGTTGAAGATTTAGAAAATGTAAGTATTCATGCTTTCAAAGAAAACAAAAAAGACCTGAGACAAATAATTTTACAATCTGTGAAAGAAGCTAAAAAAGAGATTGAAAAACGTTGTCAAATATAATATAATCAACAAATGCTAATAGGAATAGTAGGACTAATAGGTTCTGGTAAAGATACAGTTGCAGAAAGACTTGTAGAAAAACACGGCTACGTTAAGGATAGTTTTGCTAAAAGTTTAAAAGATGCAGTTGCAGCAATGTTTAATTGGGATAGAGACATGTTGGAAGGTGATACTGTGTCTAGCAGACATTGGCGTGAACAAGCAGATCCTTTTTGGAGTCAAAGGCTAGGCAAAAGTGTTACACCAAGATGGGTGTTACAACACTTTGGCACAGAGGTTATGCGGGGACATATGTATGACGGCATATGGCTTGATAGTTGTATGGGTAGATACAAAGGACAAAACACAGTAATCTCAGATACTAGGTTTATAAATGAAATAAAAACAATCAAAGAAAATGGTGGCATTATTGTGTGTGTTAAACGTGGTGAACTGCCAACAAAAAAAGCAATGCAGGAAAAAGGTGCACATCAATCAGAATGGGATTGGTTAGAGCATGATTATGACATAATAATAGACAACAATGGCACACTAGAAGATTTATACAATAAAGTTGATGATCTAATCGTCAGCAACAAGATCGCCCACACGCCATCCAAGCTTTCTCACACCGCCGAGTCTTTGACAGTTGGCGCAAACCGTTTTCAAATTTGACTCTTTCACATTTCTAAGATTGCCATCAACAAAATACACGTCTAGTTGTATTTTATCTTGTGCTTTGAATCCGCACAATTCACACATTTTACGTTTGCGATATCCTGAACGTTCTAGTGTAGTAACTCCACCCACACTTTTTTTTGCCTTGATCCTGTTGCACCTATCACAAAGACTACGCCAGTATATTTTTGACTCTTTTTTATATGCATAGGCTCTTGGCCTAGCCTTACAGCTTTTACACAAAGGTCTTGCAATTTTGTTCATATAAGCTATTTACGTTACCTATATAGGGACCTAAGAATGTGATCAATTTACCATTAAAACGTCATTAATCACTAAATACAAAGGTATACGTAAATTTTTGCAAGGAGAATACGGACAATGGCATTAACATCACCAGGAGTAGAGGTAAGTGTAATAAATGAAAGTTTTTACGTACCATCAGATGCGGGTACAACACCTCTTTTTATAGTAGCATCAGGACAAGATAAAGATAACGGAGCAGGTGACGGCACAGCAGCAGGAACACAAACTGCAAATGCTAACACAGTTTACCTTATTTCATCACAAAGAGAATTAACAGAGACTTTTGGAGATCCAAAATTCTACACAGATGCTTCAGGCAATTCATTAAATGGTTATGAACTAAATGAATATGGCTTGCAAGCTGCTTACAGTTTCTTAGGACTTGCTAACAGAGCTTATGTCTTAAGAGCTAATGTAAATTTAACAGATTTAGTTGGAAGTGCAAATCCTCCAACTGCACGTCCAAACGATGGAACATATTGGTTTGACCTTGCATCAAGCGTATATGGTATCTTCGAGTGGTCACAAACTGATCAAAAATTTACAGCAA